AACATAAAGTCGATTGTTAGTTGAGGTTACCCAGGAGCAAAACTCTTCCCAGGTAGACCTCTGTTGTCGTTGAAGTACAGCGGTCATTAAAAGTGCAGGGTAAATGTTTCCAAAGGTATGTATTTGAGCACTTTGTAAAGCCCGCCCAAGGCTCATGTCCAGTGGCGGGCTGTATTAAATACTAGAAGTTATACTTCAGACCAGCCTTGGTACCGTAGGAGTTGGTGTCATCGAACGTAGCAGACAGCTCACCATAAACGGAAAGCTTTTCAGTTGCAGCGACAGAACCGAACACCTTGCCAGTCAGCAGAGTCTCCTGCTCACCGCCGTCAGGGACGACGACAGAAGGACCAACCTGCACACCCCAGGAACCAAGGGAACCAGAGGCTTCATAACCAACGTGGAAGTCGGTAGTTTGAGAATTGAAGTCCGAGCCGGTAAATCCGGCATTGTTTTCAATGTTCACGTAGGGACCAGCAATAGCGGCACCGTGTGCCATGCCGAGGAGGAGACCGGAAGCGATAATAGATTTCATGATTAGTTAGTTACTTTTTCTTTTTAGCAGTTTTAGCAGCTCGTTTGAAGTTAGCGGCAGTAGGAGCACCAGGTGCACCAGGCTTTCGCATCTTTTCACCAGAGCCTTTTTTGATTCTCATGCGTTTAGCATGGATGTTAGCGTAGAGACCTCGTTTAGCCATTAGGATTTACCACATTTCCATTTACGTAGTGCAAGCGCCTTACGGGTGGGACGACCCTTGCTGTCTTTCATTGGTCCTTTCACACCAGACATTCTAGCACAAAAGGATTTTTTTCGTTTGCCCCCACCGGGCTGTGGAGCCTTCAGGTTAGAGCCAGTTTCTCTGTTGTATTTAGCACGACCAGCAGCAGTCAAGCCACCGGATCGTGATTTATGTTTACCGATCTTTAGGCTGACTGACTTACGCTTAGCCATTATTTTTTAGTTCCTTTTTTAGGGGGACGACCTTTCTTAGTGCCGTACGTTCCTTTACCTTGTGGCATTACCATACTCCGGGGATAATTTGACCAGTGATTGCATAAGCGCCAAGAGCCGCTATGACGCCAAGCATAGCAAGACGGCCATTAAGCTTCTCAGCCTTTTCATTGTGGGTTTCAGTTACATTCATAACAGTCATAGGTGGTTCGATTGCGTAGAGGTTTAGACGACCTCGGTCTTCAGTTACAGCGGTCATCAGAATTCAACATCAGAGTTTTCAAGACGGCGCATCAGGTCTGCACGATAAGCCGGGTCACGATCATAGCGAGGATCATTCATTGCTGCGACCAGTTCGGCTTGACTCTTGAAGGAGTCGTCAGTGTTCTGTGCACCACGTCCAGTAAGCAGCTGACCATCTGATCCTACTGCATCGTTGTAACGAGCTTGGAGTGCTTGGACAGCGAAGAAGATAGCGTTGGGGTTACCAGACTCCATAACACCATCATACATCTCGACCTCTTCCTTAGAGAAGTTGTCGCCAGCCCAGTCTAGCATAGACTTGTAGGCTTTGTCACCGCCCACCATGTCCATCAGCTCTTGTGCTTGAGCCTCGGAAAGAGTTTCGACATTTGCCTCAGAGTCGGATGAAGTTTCTTCTTCCTGCTCTGGTGCTGTTGACTCACTTTCGTCTTCGGTGCTTTGTACTTCATCACGTGGTTCTCCCAGTTTCTTTTGAAGTTCAACATAAGCTTGCTCAAGTGCTTGCGGGTCTTTAAACTTACCTGCAAGCAACGGTTGCTCTCCACCCTCAAGAGACTCAGCAACCGCCAGGGAGTCTTGTTCGTCTGAGTTAAGAATCTCAGAGTTCACAGGTGTTTCTTTCATCGTAAATGTTTCAGCCATATATTATTGGGGTGGGATAGGGGCTTGTTCTTGCTGCATCATTTGCATAGCAGCTTGTTCACGTTTTTGTTCAACAGCAGCCATTTGAGGTGCTTGCTGTTGCATCATCATAGCTTCCTGTTGCTGCATCTGTTGGTCTCGCTCAGCCTGCAGTTCGTCCATACTCTTCACAAGGTTGAGTACATCGATACCGGATGCTGCTGCCAGACGTTTGATAACTTCATCAGGATTGATGAACTGACCAATGGCTTCTGGTCCCATGGTCTGTGCAATAACAGTAAGGAATTGACCAAGGCTTTCACGGTCTTGACCGCGACCAAGGGCATTGATACCAGCGACAATTGTAGGTCGGATGATACCACCCTTAGGTAGGCGTGGGATCTCGCCAGTCTTTTGTGCAACGTTGAGCTTACGATTGAGATAAGGAATCAAGAACTCAACAGTCAGCAGGGAAAACAATCCACCTAGCTGCTGCTCAAGTTCGAGTTGTGTCATACGGACTTCCTCTGCTGTCGTACGCTCACTGTCCCTCACGTTGAGAATCAGGAACGCTTCGTTTAGACGTTGAGTCAATGACCCGATCATCTGATAAGCAGTTTGGAAGTCAGCTGTCTTGCCAACCTGTACAACACCGATGTCATCAGGTCGTCCCTGGATAATAGCACCATTACCTGCCTTGGCAAGAGTCTGGGGCTTGGTGGTACTGCTCGGTGCGACAGTAAACACTACCTTAGCAGCTGCAGCGGAGCCTTCGACGATGGCTTGTGACAGAGCTTCAAGTGACTTTAGGTCACCCAGGAACTCCTCCACTCTACCACGTCCATAGACCTCGCCGTCAACATGGTTGAAGCGTAACACGAGCCAGGGGTTAGCGTCAATAGGTGCTTTGCCCTGGGACTTGGGTAGGATCTCATCGAACATCTCCTGATGCCACACCCAACGGTTGTTGTCACGAGTGACGTGCGTGTAAATAATACATTCATCATCTGGCATGGTAGTGTCGTCTACCACACCAGGTTTCATGAGATCTGGGTAAAAATTTTTTACCAATTTTTTCGAGACTGTTTCTTTTGTTACGATCTCAATAACATTGCCATTACCATCTCTGTCTACCACATAACGGTTGAGAGGATAGAGCTTCAACCCATCCTTACTCATAAAGACAAGAGCATTACCAGCTACCACCAGGTGCTTGAGTGCTTGGTGAACGATAACACGATCACCGGACTCAGCAATAGACTCCATGATGGTACGCTCAATCTTAGCCATCGACAAGTCAAGTTCAGATCGGATCTCTGGACCCAGCTCTTGAGGAAGGTTGATGTCATTTACCTGCAGCTTGAAAAAGCTAGTTTGTGGAGGTAGCAATGCAAGCATAAGTTTACTTGCAAGCGTCACCACACCTTTAGCTCCAATTGATTGCCATGGTTGTGGCAGCCTCAAGCTTGTTTTAGAGGTAAGTTCATCTTCCCGAATAAGATAGGGGAGAGTTAGATCTGCTGCTTGTCTAGCAGAATTGAGGAACTGGGAACGGCGTGAAGACAGTCTGTCATAGCGTTGTTTAGCTGTCATTAGACGTTAACCATTCCTGATTGAATTTTACCTAATCCTTTGTAAGGGCTTGCAGTTCCAAATTGTACAGCACGACGTCGGAAACCTTGAGTACCTGCAGAACGACGTGTAGCCCCTTCAGCAGGTTGAATCCGAATAGATTGTGCTAGTTCAGCTCTACGTTGGTTTGCGCTACGCACAGCAGCAGCTCGGTTAGCAGCAGCTTCAGCTTCCTTTTGTTCTTCACGGAACGCCTTTTGTTGACCTGAAAACTTTTGCCGGGCACCGAGCATTTCAGTTTCAAATGTAGTCCGTTGTCTGCCTAGTTCAGCACGTTGTTGCTCCATCTGTTTTTCAAAAGCCGAGGCTCGCTTAGCCATGTCAGCAGCTCCAGCTGCACTTGTTTGAGCAAAGATGTCCTCCCGCTGTTTCATAGCAGCTTGAAACGCAGACTCACGTTGTTCAGCAGACTTTTCAAAAGCAGCTTTATCGATAGCAAACTGGGCAAGACGCTCGTCAGCAGCTTTTAATGCTGCATCAGCTTGGGCACGATACTCCTGCATCTGGGGTGTAATTGACAATTTTGCAGACGCAGGCGGAGCAGGTTTAGGCGTAGGAGCAGGGGTCGCAGCTTGTGGTGGAGTAAAGGTTTGGTAAATGTTCTGTTTGCCAGGCTCACCGCCAACGTTAAAATCAACGCTGTCTACTAACACTCGTCCTTCCCCGCCTTCAAAGAAGTAACCCTCTTTGAGTTTCATTTGGCCTGGTTTTTTATAAGTACCCTCAAAGAATTGAGGTGCTTTTTGACCAATTTGAAGGAGTGTTGCAAAAGGACCACTACCACCACGGACGAGTCCTGGTGTAAACCCAGGTTGTTGATATGCGTACATTACTTATTATCCTCCATATATTTAATGACCCACTCAACGACACTACGTTGACCGGATCGGTACATAATCTTTTCCATTGTATCGTCAGGTGTAGGGTTAGTGGGTGGGAAGGATTCTTCT